ATGTTGTACTGTTACAATTATAATGTGCATACATTGTGTCAAAAAATTTATCTAATAACTCTTCATTCCATTCATGTGGAAGAATAATATCATCTAACACATCAGGTATTTTTATACCTGCAAAACGTAGCAGTGAAATAACATCTTTTCGATTGTCATAATAATTCACATACATTGCCCAAAACAAAGGTGTATCGTATGTATTTTCATAAAATGTTTGTGTAAATAATGATCCAATCAATCTACAAACATTTCCTTCTGAAATCTGATTTGTAACAATCTTTACAACTTTATCATTTGTATTAACGATTTTATTTTCTTTTTTTAGCTTATCGTTCTGCTCTGACAACCTTTTGATTTCTTTTTTCAATTTTCTATTTTCACTACTTAGTAGCTTAATCTCATTAGATGTATCAGACTGTGCAGATTCAATAAGATAATTTTTTAACTCTTCAAATTTTTCATTAAATTCTGTATCGTTCTGCAAATCTCATATTCCTTTCAATGTATTATTCTCTTCTAAAGTTTAATCTCACCATTCTTCCATCTCTGAATATCATACATTTCCCTTGATTTACTTGTCATAGTTGCTTCGACAACATTACAATCAAGTAAAATATTCAAAACTGATGGTAATTCGTCAATCAGAATATATTTTGGTTTATTTCTCATATCTAAGATTTCTTGAACTGTATATACATCTACATGTTCATTTGTAATCTTTTTAATTGTTTTCTTCAAGATATTTTTCTGAGTCGATAACCCAACAACAATTGGATATCCTGTTTTAG